TTGAACTCCTGTGTGAAAAAATAAAAGAAGCCAAGGCGCTGGCAGGCGACTTGACTTCTTTGCTGGAATCGCTTGAAGAGGGAGAAGGGCGCGGGGTGCTGAAAGATGTGTCAATTGCACAGCTCGTGGAAGAACTGGTCAGCCGGGACGGAGTGGAGGTTGAGAGCAAACTTTTTTGCCGGTCCGCAAAGTATGCCGTCACACTTCGGGCAGCCCTGACAGAAGAAGAATGTCCCTCCTGCCTGCAATAAAGCTATTGTAGCAGCGCTTCTACTGTGAGACTTGGCTCTTTACATAGTGGCAGCAAATCCCATTCAGAAAAAGCGCAGGTAATTTCTTTGCGGATTTTTCCTTTATTGCTATCGATTCGCATGAGGCATTTCTTTCCCTGCTCGATGCAGCGTACATCTCCGGTTGACGCAAGTAGCAGATGCACATACCCCAACCCCTCAAGCTTAACTGGGAAAGTATCAGAGAACCATCTTCTACGAATCACTTCAACGCTTCCCTTTTTATTGCTTTGGCTATGTAGTTCCATCCGGTATTCTCCAAACCGATTGATTTGAGCATCACAACTCATCTGTAATTGGCTCAGCGTTATCGGCTCTCGAGATTTATTGATGATATACAAATGGAGCACTTCCGTATATCCGCCGGTTTTAGCCTCTGGCCCAAAGCAAAAAACATTTTTTACTTCAATGACCACGCGTTTTCTGTTCTCAAGATGCCTTTCAAGCCAGTTCCATGCAGACAACACTGCTCCAAAAACCGCAATCGCTGGCGTGATCCAGTCCTGATTGCAGGTCACCCACTGAATAATTTTGTCCACTTACACTTCACCCCCTTTCCTTGCAACAGTATAGCACGGAAAAGGAGCCACCTACAAGGAGGTACAAAAACACATGAACGACTTACAGATCTTCTCCAACCCCGAGTTCGGGCAGGTGCGCACCGTCGAGCTTGACAGCCAGCCGTGGCTCGTCGGCAAGGACGTCGCCGAGGCGCTGGGGTACAAGAATCCCGGCAAGGCCATCATCGCCCACGTCGATGAGGAGGACAAGCGGCTTGAGATGCTGTCGCAGGGGTCAGATTCCCAAAATGGGAATGTGTCCCCCTCATCCAAGACAGCCCTCATCAACGAGTCCGGCCTTTACAGTCTGATCCTGAGCAGCAAGATGCCGAAGGCCAAAGCTTTCAAGCACTGGGTCACAAGCGAGGTTCTGCCCGCTCTGCGCAGGAACGGCGTATATGAGACCGTCAAGGCCCAGCAGCATATTGAGCAGTTGGAAGCCACCAACGAGCGCCTGACCGCAGCCATTCAGGCCGTGAGCACCGCTAAGGAGCAGCTTGCGGAGGTCACTGACCTGCGCAATGACTTCATCAAGCACCGCGACGATTACAAAGCCTGCTTCATTCAGGCCAAGGCCAACTATGGCAAAATCTGTGACAGCCTCCGTCAGGCCGAGAGCCTTGTGCAGCGAGCACAGGCCGAGCTTGACAGCCGCATTGACCAGTTGAAAATCGTCGCCTTTGGCCTGCCCGCGTTCGACCAGATCATGGCCGACATCTTCACCACCGAGAAAAAGGAGTGACCGCTATGAGGAAGCATACTCCTCCCGTCCCCTCTACCCCATTCATGAATGTCCGTGATGCTGCCCGGGCCACCGGGCTTTCGGAATACTACCTGCGCAAAGAGCTCGATAAAGGCACCATTCCTCACATCAAGAGTGGCCGGTGCATCATGATCAACGTCCCCGCCTTGCTGGTGCAGCTGGGTGTGCCGCAGAAATAAAAAGGAGGCATCCGCATGAGAATCAAATCTGGCGTCTGGTACTGGCTGGCGGTGGCCAGCGGTGCCGTCGGGATGCTGTACGCACTTGGCTTTGCAGGCAGCATCGAAGCCCTTGGCGTCATCTCCGACACCGACTTCATCACCGCGATAGTGCTGCTGTTGCTGGCGCTGTTCTTTGCCCGGCTGGGCGATCATGTCGCAGAGCGCGAGGCTCAGCGCCGCAGGTACATCGACCGCAGCCACGCCCGCACCGAAGAGCCGGAGTACCGGCAGAACCGGAGGGACGCATGAAGACCAAGCGCATGAAAAAGCTCCTGATGGGCATGGGCCTGTCCCGCAATCAGGTGAACCACATGGTCAAAGAGCAGCGGTTGAAAGGCTCTTCCAAAATCAGCAATGCAGCCTATTACTACGCTGTCAACCGCAGTCTTTCCAAGCCATGCTGGCGCGATTGGCTGCCGTATGTCAAGAGCCTTGTGCTGGAGTGAGCCAC